TTTCTCTTAATTCTTTTTTAGAACAATACATAGATACCTCCGTGTATCTATAAATTCTATATAGATTTAAAAGATTTGTCAAATTTAAAATAAGTACCTTTTTCAAGAAGAATTACTTCTTCTAGCCAGCCAACATCATCGATACTATTAGACATTCCGAAAATGTATGCTAAAGCATTATTTATGTTCTTTCTGTGTGTTTGTATATCTAACATCTCAGCCCACTCATAGCTAAATAATACTTCTTCTTTTTTTGCTATATACTCTATATTAACTGCAACGGGGTTAGTGTGCTGCCTCCAAAGCATATCCCCACCTAGACGAGTATCTTCCTTGTCACTAAATTGTTTAGCAATCTTCTTTGATTTAGAAAAGGACAAGGTAGTTGCTCCATTTAAAGGTATTAACCTATTATCTAGGATAGACTTCTCATCCACTATCAAACCTCTGTACAGTTTATCTTCGCTGTAACCACAAATTTTAATTGCTTTATCCCTACCTTCTAATATTTTATCTTTATGTTTTTTGAAATAAGAATCTGTAACAACAGAAACCATATTCATTAACATCACAGTAAAACGCATATACTCATCTGTTGTTTTAGAACAATTTACTAACTCCGTGGCTGCTAGAAGACAACAATCAGCAATTAGTGTCTGACCATCCATAACTTCTCTTACTTTTTTACGAAAATCCTCTTTCCAAGTTTCTTTGTTGTATATTAAATTAGTAGCATCATTGTCTATATAACAAATTCCTTGAGACTTCGCCACCTCTTCAGGAGTTTTATTTCTAGTAAGATTAGCTTTCTTCTTAATAGCTTTCTCTCTCTTCTTTGTTTTTACTTGTTTTCTAGTTGCCATTAGTTTTCTTCTTTAAAGAAGTAACCTTCTTTCTTTAGTGCGGTGTTTATTGCTTTTTTTAAAAAAGTTAACATATTCTTGTCTAAACTCATCAAAACCAATCCCCATAAGGGGTAATACTCTAGCTAACTCCCTCCTTAATTTTTAGTAATAAGGTTAATATATTCCATCCTAAAATTAACAAAATGTACAACTTCCTTATCATCTAAATTAAACTCTACAAAACAATACACACTAGAACACGCTATATTATTATAGTAAATAAATTCAACCGTGTCCTCTCCATCTCTCCAACCTTTTTTATAATCCGAAGGAGTGCCGAACATTTTTAGAACTTGCTGCATACTTAATCCGAGTTCAATTTTTTGCTTATGCTCAAATCTCTCGTAGTTAGTCTCGTCAATCTTAGTATACATTTTTTGTGATGCACAGCTTACTAATAACACAGTTAGACACAAAGTTGCAAAGTACTTTGTAATAATTTCTATTACAAGTTGCATTAAGGTCATGTTTCTGCGCAGTGCTTCTTTTTTTAGTTTTAAATGTAAGTCGTTAGTAATTTTTAAAGTTTTCATTTTTTCTCCTTTTCTTCTTAATTTTAGTATAGCACAGAGTGTTAAAGTATACAAGAAGAAAAAGGTACTTTTCTATTTATTTTAAATATTCTAATGATTTCGGGGGGTTATGCTAGTATTTAATCCCGTAAAAGTAAAGATCATCCGGTTTTTCCCGAGAAAATTCATACTTTCTAAAGATTAAATATAATTCATTTAGTGCTTCTTTGATATCTTCTTCGGTGAGATTTTTGTAATAATCAGCCCATTCCCCACTTAAAAGGGGGGCAGCAGATGGTTCTGAACGCCTAGTGCCATGTTCAGGTCTACCTTCACTGGCACAGGTAAACAAAAACAGCCCATTAGGTTCTAGCATCTTAACAATATTTTTTAAACTATCCTTATAATATATATCGTGTTCAAAAGATTCAGTGCTTATAATGGTGTCATATTTTCCATTATGTAGATGAGCAGGACAAATAATATCTACATTTTTACCGGGTGCAATGTCTAGACCTGTATAGATACAGTCTTTAAATAGATAACGGTTATTGCCATTAATATCAAGCGAGCCAACATCGAGCACTCTCTTATTTTTAAAATGTTCGGGGAAATTCTGTTTTACTCTTAAACAGAATTGAATTTGTTCATAGTGCGCCATGACTACTACCTTTAACAGCTTCTACAAATATGGAAGGTGTAGACCAGCCGTCATATCTATATAGATTTTTAATATAGAAGCCATTCTGGAAGAATTCTTGAGAGAGGGTATACTCAGTATACCCTGATGTGTGAAATTGCCCCAGATCGACTGGAGCATCCAAATTTAAGTCCTTTTTATCGGGGTCGACCTGATAACCAAATAAAGTATACACAAACCATTCTCTATGATCCGCTGGTAGATCCCTATCTATTAGTAAAGTACATATCGTTTCTAAATCAGGTACAGCTAAAAATAGTAACCCACCTTCTTTTAAAATTCTGTACCACTCTTTAATTGCTAACTTAGCATGTCTAATGGGCAAATGCTCTAGAGCATGGCAACTAAAAATAAGATTAACAGAATTATTAGAAAAATCTAATTTGTACATATCTTGATTAAGAACCCGTGTCTCCTTATAGTACTTATCAATATTACTAAACCCCTTAAAAATCTTGTTACCACATCCTAAATGAAGTGCTACTATATCATCTTTAGATGCAACATAATTTTTAATTTCCTCTTCTTTAGCTAAAAATTTGTTTCGGTTATCTATTAATTGTTGTGTGGGATATTGCATCATTCTTCTCCTAATCCATTTCTTTTAACTTTTAGTATATAGTAATACATCGAAACCATGGGCATTCTAGATACTATATATTTTCTTTTAAGAGTTGCTTCAATGAAAAGTAGATATTCTTTATACTCTGCATTACTTAAGTTATCCTTTCTAATAGTAAGGATAGTTTCGGGAATTTTAAAAAAAACATCTTCTGCAATTTGCGTATAGATACTTAAGAGTTTTAGGTTAGCTTTATTTTGTAAAAAGGTGTTCATTTCTATTGAATTGTTAGCGGGAAAACCCTAAGATTAGAATAGTTTTTAAACTCATCAAGAATGCCCCGAACTTCGCAATTTTCTAATAAATCCATGTCAACTAACAGTTTACCCTTATTATTTAACTTCATCAAATGAAGGATGTAAGCCTTATCATTTATAGTGCCTTGAAAATCAAAATTGTTTTGGTATTCATCATCAAACTTATTTACTTTAGTGTGCTTTAGAAATATTCTTTTAATTTCATTCTCCGATAGGTTCTTAACCTGGCAAGCAACTTTTACATAATTCATTTAATACTCCTTTAAAGGGTTCAGCTACGTAACCTATATTAACTATTCTATAAGTGAATAGACAAGTAAATAGTTTTTTGGTAAAAAAATGACAGTATATAAGGAGAATACTAAATGCGAAGCATTTCCTATATCCACTTCGGACGAAAAAGTCTAATTAAAATACTAAGTGATGAAACTTTAACACATTCCGAAAAGGTCTTCTTAGTCTATTGCATTACTAAAGCAAATTTTAAGTATGGGTTAGGTAAGAAAGGGGATGACATCCCTAGAGGATCTTTTGTGGTAGCTTATCGCTCCCTAATGAAAGAGTTGAATATAAGAGACTATAGAACCTATAAAAAGACAAGAGACTCTCTAAAAGAGAAAGGATACATAAACTATTACACAACTCGAAAAGGTACGACTATACACGTTAAAAGGTATAATGACTATGTAGAACCCCCTAAACATGATGCCTGCCAAATTACAGCCACCATGCCTGCCAAATTACAGCCACCATGCCTGCCAAATTACAGCTCCAATAAATATATAGAATCCTCGGATGTTGCCCCCTCGAATTCTATAAGAAATACTAGCTCCTCCTCAGCCTCTTCGAGTCTTCGGAGATCTAGGTGTAATACTATGGGGACTGAACTGGCAAGTCCTGCGGACTCGCTGAGTCTAAATAATATTGTTACTTTAAATGGAACTACAATAATAAATAAGGATAGTGATTACTTTAAACAGTTGGATGCAATGTATGGGGAGTATACAGATGTATGGGGATTCTTAGTTAGAACCTTTAAATGGGTAAAAGATAAAAAAGTAAAAGTAAATAACACAGAAAAGTTTATAGAGAGTAAATTAAGAAAAGAAAAAGAAAGAGTATTAGATAAAGTATTAGAGGGTAAAGATGGGATTCAGTGACAAACTTAAAAATCATAAGAATAACTATACCTATCAAAAATCTTACCGAGATGCAATAGAAACTCTTAAACAGAAATATCCTTCTGTTAGACTTAATACTTATAAGAGAAAATTTACTATCCCTGAAGAATCCTTTTTTAAGTTTGTTGATGATCTTAACTGTGAATATTCTTTATGTGGTGTGAAAGGATATGAGGGGGTAGATAAATATTACTGGGCAAGAGAAACCTTTAATATGTGTGCTAGTGTCTATTCTTCTATATTTAAAGAGGCTGAGAAAGATGAAGATGAAGCGGAAAAGTACCTTGAAGAGTTAAGGGAAGAACAAGAAGGGAAAAAGAAATTTAAAGTAAACAAGGAATTTCTTGATAGGTTTGATCCTATGGTAACAATCTTCTATTTGAAACTTAGAAATAAGAAAAATTGACAACTTAATCTTCTCACTAATACAATACTTATATAGATCTATACATATTAAAGGGGTGTGAATGAAGCATATTATGTGTAAACTAACTAATGGCATTAAAGATAATTGGATCTGGGAGAACTCTTTAGCAGCTACCGCTAGAGAATTTAATCTAGATATTAAAGGTGCTATTAAACATGAATTTAAAGATCTTGAAGGAATAACTGCAGTACTCTTACTTGGTGAGTCACACTTCTCTATCCATTCCTTCTTCGAAGACAACAAAGTAATGGTAGATCTATTTAGTTGTAATCCTAATATCCCTTACAAGTCCATAATTAGAAGACTAGCTAAACTTACTTCTTCTAAAGTAGAAGACATCGTAGAAATGGATAGAAACTAATGTTATACGCTAAAGTAATTCAGGACAGTCACGAAATACATTTAAAAGTAAGAAGAGTGATAGCTCATGAAGTTACTCCTTATCAGGAAATTTTAATTGCTGATATTGAGGATCAGGGAAAATCTTTGATTATGAATAATGAGCTACAATCCTCGGAGAGATGTTATAAGGAGTATCATGAGAATCTGGTCTTCTGGTACAAACCTCACCCCTCTGAACACGTCCTAGTACTAGGATCTGGAGAAGGTGTCTCTATTAACCTCTTACAAAGAAGAGGTTGGAAAAATATTACCGGAGTAGATATAGACCCACAAGCTGTCCACTTGATAGATACACACTTTTCTGACTGGAATGAATCTATATACAAAAGAACTAACGAATGGAAATTTATTTGTGATGATGGTCTAAAAGTCCTTAAAAATACCCCTGATCATACTTATGAGTATATAATCCTAGATCTCACTTCGGAAGCTATTAAAGAAGAACAGCAGGAATGGATATCAGAAATATTTAGATGCATCAAACCCGGGGGACTATTAAGTTGGCAAGATGGTTGTAAATTCTCTAAGTCTTATTTAGATATAACTGTACGGGAATACTTTAAATCTGAAATTAAATATATAACGACTCAGGACTGGCGATTTGGACTAGCTCCTAAACCCCTTCTTTAATAATACTCTATTAATTTGTATCATTAATTAGTCATATACTTATGACTAAACTCCTTTCTTATTTTTTGTTGTTTTGTCGTCTAGGGGGAAATTCTTTTTCCCCCTTTTTTTTTAATAATCTCCTAATCAACTGTATAATTAATTAAGACAAAAAAATAGAATAGATGAACAAAAAAAAGAAGGAGAAGACGATGAACAAAATCTTTGATTATTATGATTTACAATTAAGACTCCGAGAGCCGATGCTGGGGACAAACGCTTCTGTTGACATCATGCATGAGCATGTAATTAACAAATCTCGGGAACAGATTAAATTAGCAAATGCTGCTTCTAAAAAGATTAGTAAATCTCTTAAAAAGTACAAGGGGGAGAACATCTCTCAGCAGAAAGAGATTGAAGAATTGAAAGGAATTTTAAGAGCACAACAAGAATTACTAAATGTAAAAGAAGAGATACCTAATGCTCTAGATGATATTCTTTTGTACTCTAAAGATGTAGAACAGCGTTTAGATAATTATCTGCAGGATCATGAACTCTACAAATCTACTGTATTTTTAAGGGACAGTAATGGAAATGTCGGGATATCTTCACACATGATTCTAGGCTTTGTAAAAGCAGTATTAGCTAATGTTATTAATGGGGGGGATAAGAGTATCTTAAAGAGTAAAGTACAGATGGGAGAATCCATGTCCATGGATTTAAAATTTTGTGAAACTTTTTTAGTAGCTTCTCACGATATTATAAGAGACCCAGAAACAAAAGAACGTATACTTAATATAAGACCCTTAAGATTTACTAGAATGGGACAAATAATGAGTGCCCTAGCAGCTAGTGAACAATTACCACCTAAAACTACTTTCTCAACCACTTTAAGAATTAGAAGAGATTCTAAAATAAATGATTTGGAAGTACTAGAGAGTATATTTAGTCATGGCAAAAATATAGGATTAGGAGCATTTAGATCCTCAAATATGTTTGGCACATTTGATTTTAAATTAAAAAAACTTGAGGATTATGTAGAGTTAGTAGAAAATTCTGAAGAAGGATGGATGTAGTATTATTCCTTAATACTTTAAAAGCTGAAGGATAAAGTAATTAGCGAGGTGATGTATACCTATGATACAGTGTTATCCTGTAATAGTTAGGTGAGGTGCAGATCAGTATGATGCAGCAAGATTATAAGTGTAGTAAAGTAGATACGCAGTACTGTTATCAGTGGAGTAATATTTTTTGTGATTCTGTAGTAGGTGAAGCTAGATATGATGTAATTAAATCACGGTGGAATGACTTTAAAGTGGAACGATGGGTATAGTGAGCTGTAGTAGCGTGAAATGTCGTAGAGTAATTTTAGTGAGGTGTTCTTTAAACTATACGAAATATAGTAACAGCTAAGATAAAGTAACAGCTAAGTATGATGCGATGACATACAGTACAACTAACTTACTTAAAGGAGAAACTAATGGTTGATACAATAAAAAGTACATCTCTAACATCTGTAACTGTTAACAAAATCCTTAGACAATATAAACATTACGTCCAGGATTGCTTAAGAGATATACAACCTATTATGCATATTAATAGATTTTATAGACAACAAAGAAGATTAAAAGAGATAGAAAAATCTAGGGTGTATGATAAATATTTAAATAAAGTAAAACAGGATGTTCCCGAAAACCCTTAGATAGCTTAAAAAAGCCTTCTAAAGGTCTACTGGGAGGGCTTCTCGGGGCACATGCGGAAAAGAGCGGATTTAAAACTGAGATACCCCGAGAGAAAAAGGGAAACAACAATGAAACCAGACAAAAAAATTAAGACCACTAGACTATCGGTTTCTCGTTTAATTAAGGACGGACAATATGACAAAGCTTTAATTATTGAGCTGGAAAAGGAAAGATTATTCCCTAACCGAAGAGTTAGGGGGCTTTTTGGTCAATTTGTTCTACTCTACGAGGTCATCCCCCCCATTCTTTTCAACACGATATTAATGAAAGAAGAAGAATTGAGGGGTTATTTTAAAAAGTTTTTGATTAATGTTAAGAAAAAAGATTTAGAAGGAGAAGAAAGTCTGCTAGCGATGTCACACCTGTTTTTAGAAAAGATAGATTTACACCCCTCCTATTATCTAATTAACTCAAAACATAGACTTACAGAGCTAGATACTTAACAAAAATCATATAAGGTAAAGGAGTTTTTAATGGAATTTTATTTACTACTTACAATCTTAGCAGTGAATCTAGTGTGGGTAACTATCTGGTATTACAGAAAGACACAGACGCTAGAATACAAAATTAAAAAATTTGTAAATAAAGAAAAGATGAAACCTAGATTGGGGAAGAAAGTACTATCTCTTTCTTCTGATGCGATGGTCCAAGTTTTTTTAAGAGCTGGGAATGAGAACTTTAGAGAGGGTTTACGCAATGACTTTCATTTGAAAAAAGCTTTAAAATACTTGGAGTATTATCTTAAAAGAGATGAGAATGGTAATTTTGAAGTAAATGGGGAAGCACCCTTTATTATTAGACCAGATCCACCTCCCCCTCCTTTAGATGAAGAGGATTTAATAGAATTGTAATAGATTATTAATATATTTTTAAAGAGCAAGCTATCATTAGACGTTTGCTATTTACCCACCAAGGACGGTAATAAATGGAAAATCTCAAATTAGATTTAGATAATCTAAGCCAACAAGAACTACGCTCCTATCAAGAGTTATTTATTAGTACAGTCGGCAAACTAAAGAATGGTCTATTTAATGCTGAAGCAGCATTAGGTCTTAGAGATTCTATAGATATACTGACTTCCTTTAACTTTCAGATCGCTCAGAGAATTAGAGATATAAAGGAATGCCTTGAGGATATTCCTGTGACTACAGATATTATTGAGGAAAAGGATATTTAAGATGAAATTGAATAAAACTGATCTACATAATATGGGATGCTTAAAGCTTAGAGAGATGGACGTATGGGATTCCCAGACGTGTCTTGATAATCTTAAGTGGGGAAAGAGAACTTCCGAAAGATCACAAGAGAGATATGTGAAGAGACTGATGGAGAAACTATTACAGATAGAAATGAAAGAGCCAGGATTGATAGATTATTTATTTGATCAGAGTATCCAACCAAAAATTAATGAACTTAAACAAATAAAGGAGAATAGAAATGTCAGAGGAACTACAAACAGAAACCAAGACAAAGAAGAAAGCAACACCATCCAAGGAGAAGAAAGTGGATCTTAAAGATTGTGAGAAATCCTTCACTTTAAGCAGAGATGGCAGTAACTGGTACTTTGTCACTAATTACACTCTAGGGGATAAACTGATCAAACAGGACAGAGTGGGACCCACTATGAGAGCTATTGTGATTGATGAGTTTAAGATTGAAGCTCAACGATATTTTGATGTTTTGGAGAGCAGGTAATGGTTATATCAATTATTATCTGTGTTACTTTTATAATTATTACCACTTTAATATGTATGTTTAGTCGGGGTTTGCTAGGTCGTTATTTGACAATAATTAAGGATATGGACTCGGACATAGAAGTACGTATTAATAAAAGACTAGATCTTTTATTTGAAAATAAGAATCGTTTGCTTAAATCCGCGTTAGAGTTAATGAAAAGAATGGATAAGCTGGAAAAGGAGATAGATCATATCAATACTGTAGAGACTGACTTATCTGCTGTTGCTGAAAAGGTAAAGACTTACTCTGAATTAGAAGAAGATGTGAATGTTATTAAAACGAAGATATCTACTTTTAATATTGGTCAAGCTTTTATGCCTAGGAGAAAGAGCTAGATGATATCCCCAGAAATCTATGAATAATTCAACTCTAAATATAATTAATATAGAAATAGCAGAACTAAAAGCTAAGCAAGCTGAAGGTCCTCTTGACCTTGTTGAGATGAGAAAGTTGGAGAGTCTATTAAATATGAAGAAGACTCTCCACACTACTCCTGCTTTAGCTGATGAGCATAAGGATGTGGATGAAGATGTTTTTACTGATGATGAAATAGAAGCATTTTTAGTTGCTAGGAAAGCAAATGAAGCAAATCAACTTAAAAAATTTAAGTCAAAGGCAGAAAAATCTACTTCTAAGAAAAAGAAAAAAGCCAACCAAAAGACAGAGAAAAAAGTATCTTAAAGATAATCCTGATTTTGCACTAAGATTAGCTTGGAAGCGGGGTCTACTCCGTTACAAACTATATCCCCACCAACATATATTATTTGATATTTATGATGATGCTACTCATAGAATCACAGTAGTAAATTGTTCTAGGAGATGGGGAAAGACTGCTGTAGCTATTATTTATGCTATTGTCTTTGGGATGCAGAATCCTGGATCAGAAATCAAAATGACCTCTAAGACCCAAAAAGGTATGAAGACTACCTTTATGGAGATTTGGAAAAAGATAGTAGAAGATGCTCCAAAAGGATGTGCCCCTAAATGGTCAACTAAAGATGATTGTTATATTTTTCCTAATGGTACTCGTTTTCATATCCATGGCACTGATAATCAAAGATATGAAAATTTAAGAGGGGATCGTTGTGATTTAGCACTAGTAGATGAGGCAGCATTTTGTACTGCTTTAAGATATATTGTGATGTCTGTATTACTTCCTCAAACTCTTACCTGTAATGGAAGAATTATTATAATGTCTACCCCAGAACAAAAAGCAACAGCATCAGGGGAAGAATTCAAGAATTTCTGTATTGAAGCACAATTAAGAGGATCTTATTTCCATCAAGATATTTATGCTAATACCACCCTACTCCCAGAGACTATTCAAGAATATAAGGATTTAGCAGGTGGTGAAGATTCTATTGAATGGCAAGTGGAGTATCTTTGTAAATTTAAGATTGATCCAGACAAGGCAATAGTGGCTGAATGGAGGACGGATAAGTTTGTCTTACCAGAGGAGTTTACCCCAGATAGTGACCCCTTCTTTCAATTCTATCATAAATATACCGTATTAGATTTAGGGGTGAAGAGAGACTGGACTGTAGGGCTATGTGCTTATTATGATTTTTCTGCAGCTACTTTAATGGTGCTTAATGAATTTTATGTAAAGAATACGACTACGCCAGAGATTGCTAAATTATTAAAGGAAACAGAATTAGAGGTCTTTGGGAGTAGTGCTTTGTATAGGAGGGTATGTGATTCCGACAACCCTCAATTAGTAAATGATTTTGTACATCTTCACAAGATTGGGATCAGTGCTGTTGAGAAGACTACGCTGGAAGCGATGGTCAACTCCATGAAGATTTTGGTGGGTTGTAATCAAGTAAGAGTACATCCTCGTTGTAAATTATTAATAAAAACTTTAGAGAATGGGGTGTGGGCAGATAGTGAGGCTGGGAGATTAAAGAAGGATTTTGGTAGGACTAAAGAATTGGGGCACATGGATGCTTTAGCAGCGTTCATGTATTTAGTAAGATCATTGAATAGGACAGTGAATCCTGTACCTACTACTTATGGGATCTCCGTTGCTAATGTACTTATGTCAAACATAGATAAAGAATCTCATAATAAGAAAGAATTTAGGAAAGCTTTTGTAACTCCAGCTAAGAGGAATAAAAAAACTCATAGGAGATAGTTAAATGTCTGATAATATTTATTTTGCTACTAAATCAACAGAGGACATTGGTCCAGAAATAATGGATCGAGTCGATGGTTACTATAATTTTTTAATGAGTTCTGGAATAGCATCTTTGTGGGCAATGTCCCATGATCAATATTATGAAGCTAGAGAATCTAACGGAGAATTATATAGAAGTGGGGATCATGAAGAATATATCAATATGCCTGCTAATCATTACAAATCTCTTTTAAATCATATAAAGGTACTCACCACAAACCAACGACCAGCACTTAAACCTAGATCAGTCAATACGGATACAAAATCAACAGCAGCATGTAAATTAGCAGCATCTTTACTAGATTATTATATGAGGGAGCAAAAAGTAGAGAGGGCACTTAAAACGGCTGTAGATTATGGTTTAAAATATGGTGAATCTTTTACAGCAGTATCTTGGGATATGTTTGCTGGGGAAGATAGTATTGTAGATCAGGATTCTCAACAGATGATTAAAGCAGGGGATTTAAGGGTAAAAACTTATATGCCTCATTTTGTTGCTAGAGATTATTTTAATATCGATGCAAAGGATAATCTTTGGTATGTCTTAGTAGACTTTGTCAATAAATATGAATTAGCTGCTCAATATCCAGAGATGGCGGAAGATATTGTGGAGTTATCTTTTGATGAAAGCATGTTCATGTACATGAACCATATTACTACTGTGGGATACAATGAAAGTGAAATCATTCCTAAATATACTTTTGTACATAGAAGATCAGCAGCGATACCAGATGGACGAGAAGTAATTTTATTAGATGATAAGATTGTTTTAAGTGATGGACCTCTTCCATATAAATATCTTAATGTGTACAGGCTTGCCCCCGAGGAACAAGATTTCTGTCAATTTGGATATACAGTTGCTTTTGATATTTTAGCAATACAACAAGCGGTCACAGCTTTATATTCTTGTGTCACCACTAATCAATCTACATTTGCAGTACAATCAATATTGATTCCTCGTGGTTTTAATATTTCAGTGGATACCTTGACTGGTGGTCTGAATCTAATTGAGTATGATCCTGGAATGGGGAAGCCGGAACCAATCAATTTGACTATGACTGCTCCTGAAGTATTTAATTTCATAAAACAATTAGAAACCTTAATGCAGATATTAGTAGGTATTTCTGATGTGAATAGAGGAATGGTGCCTCCTAATATTAAATCAGGGAATGCATTAGCATTGTTAGCTTCTCAGGCAATTGAGTTTAACAGTGGGTTACAGCAATCTTATGTGGAGTTATTGGAAGATGTAGGATCTGCAATAGTGTATACCTTAAAGGATTTTGCTCAAGTACCTAGGATAGCTACGATCAGTGGTAAATATAATCAATCTTATTTGAAGGAATTTAAAGGAGAGGATCTTCAGTTGGTCAACAGAGTCCAAGTGGATGTTGCTAATCCTTTGACTAAGACTTTAGCAGGTAAGATTCAATTAGCTGATTCGATGGTAGAGAGGGGATGGATTAAGAATCCACAGCAATATGAGATGGTAATGGAGACAGGGAATTTAGATTATGCTGATGAAGCAGATATTAAGGAGTTATATCAGATGAGGAGTGAGAATGAGATAATGATGAATGGGGAAACGCCCAAGGCAATTATTACTGATGCTCATTTACAGCATATTATGGAGCATAAGGCAGTATTAGCTAGTCCAGAGTCTAGAAAGGATCCTGTGGTAGTAAAATCTGTGATAGCACATTTAAATGAACACTTAAATTTATTGAGGACAGGAGATCCGGCATTATTAGCTAAGATGGGTCAAGAACCAGTAGCACCTGCCGCACCAGCAGGTCCTCCAGGACCAGCTATGCCAGGTCAACCTCCAATGCAACCGGGTCGTGGGGGTCCTATTCCTCCACCAGCAGCAGCAGATATAGCTCCAGCGGGGATGGAGACGGATATGGCAGCTAAGACAAATATGCCTAGGATGCCCAAAAACCCTTTATCAGGTCAAGAATTCGACAATGAGACTGGGGGTCTCTAATGCCTGAAGGTGTAGTGAAGACTAAGAAGGATGAGAAGTTATGGGATAGAGCTAAATCTGCTGTATCTCGTAATGAACACATCCCAGAAAATAAATTTAAGGATGAACACTGGGCTAGGGTAAATGCTCTGTTTCAAAAATTAAAACCTAAAAAGGAGAAATAACAATGTCAATGGAAAATGGATCAGATGCTCTAAGTTTGAGTTATGATGAAACAAAAAAAGGATTTAGAAGTATAGTTCATAATTTTGGTGTGTTATCACCATTTCAGGCTGCTATAGATGCTGCTACTTTTGATTATGTCGATGTAAATTATGCAGATTCTACTACAGAGATTTATACTCTTGTAAATGGTGGTGCTACTGGAGTAGCAGCACTTACTTTTACAGTAGTGTATGAAGATGCATCTAAGACAGAAGTTACAAGTATTTTAAAAGCTTAAGTTTATTATATGTCCCCTATCCTTTAGGACGGGGACAACCACCTTATAACCACAGGAGGGCACAATGGGTGATGAAGCATTAGAGACAGGAGAATCCTTTGAAAGTACAGGAGAAGGAACAGACACAGGTGAAGCTCAAGGAGATCTTCAAAATACTGGAGAAGGTAAACCGGAATCTAGAACAAATACTGACAAAATTGTCGATAAGATTGCCAGAAAGTACAAAGTCAAACTTGATGGAAAAGAAGTTGAGGTTGATGAAGACGAACTTATCAACAGTTATCAGCTTAGAAAAGTCAGTGATCAAAGATTACAAGAAGGAGTAAAAGCTAGGAGACAAGCAGAAGCTTTTCTTCAAATGTTAAAAGCTGATCCTAGAAAAGTTTTATCAGATCCACGTATTGGTATTGATGTCAAGAAAATGGCAGAAGATATAATTTATGAGAATCTTCAACAGGAGATGATGACTCCAGAGCAACGAGAGTTGATGGAGTATAAGAAAAAAGTCCAAGCATATGAGGCACATCAGAAGAAAATAAAAGAAGATCAGATAAGACAAGAGCAGGATTCTTTGATGAATCAAAGAAAAGAAGCATATGTACAGGATATTACAGATGCTTTATCAAATGCTGGTCTTCCTAAGAATGATTACACAGTACAGCGGATAGTGACTGAGATGACTAAAGCTATTAAAGCGGGTTTCACTAATGTCAGAGCTGCTGATGTTATTGATTTAGTCCATGCTCAATTTGTTAAAGATACTAAAGCACTTTATGGGTCATCAAGTGAAGAGACTCTTATGAAACTACTAGGTGAAGATGTAGCTTCTAAAATCAGAAACTATGATATTGAAAAGTTTCGTCAAAAACATGGTATCGAGAAGAAGACTAATATCAAAACAAAAGGAGGATCTACTCCTAGAAAGAAGAAAGATAAATATATGACTCCTTCTGAATTAAGAAAGAAGATCGAGCAGGAATACGGGTTAGATTAATAGTCTATTAATATTGGTCATGAATAGACTGTTAAATTTTTAATTGAGGACGGTCCTTCCTATCCCATATTATTTATTTCAGTCTATGAAGATTCAAAATTATCGTTTCAGACGGGACGGTCCTTCCTATCCCTCATGAAGAAGATATTTGAGTCAAGAAATTGATTTTTATATTAACTTTAAAGCATGAGGTATTGTCATGGCTAATTTAACATCACAAACCCTGACAGGGTTTTATAAGGATATGTACGGGGAACAAGTCAAAGTTATTCCTGACATAGCAAAATTACAAAAAGACATTAAATTTATAGAGGCTTCCAAGCAAAATGGTGGTGATTATGTGAATAACGTAATTCTCACACAAGAGCATGGAGTATCTTATCTTGCTAGTGATGCAGGACTTTCTGGCTTAAATGACAGAGTACCTATGATTACTGGTAAAGCTTCAGTTAAAGGTTCTAACCTTTTACTTAGAGCTGGTATTTCCTATGAAGATGCTGAAAGAGCTTCTTCGGATAAGAAAGCATTTGCTTCTTTAGTACCTATGATCGTTGAGAACATGACTGAATCTCTTTCTAAGAGATTAGAAATCAGTTTAATTTATGGTCAATCAGATTTGGGACTTGTGAATTCAACAACTAAGGTTGGTACAACTGTTGTTTGTACATTTCAAACTGGTGAATGGTCCGGTATTTGGGCAGGTGCAGAACAAGCTAGGGTAGCAGTAAACAAATCAGGTACTATGTATGGTCCTTATAAGATTACTGCAGTAGATTTTACAAATAAGACAATTACTTTAGATGAAACAACTGATACCAATGGAGCAGATGGTGCATCTACAAGTGATATTGATGATATCACTTCAACAACTGGACTAGCACTTCATTTTTATGGAACAGTTCTTTTGACTGACTATACTTCTTTTAGAGAAATGATTGGTTTGGATAAGATCTTGACTACTTCAGGTTCTTTATTTGGAATTAACAACAGTTCTTATGCTCTTTGGGCAGGAAATGCTGTAAGTGTATCAGGTCGTTTGACTTTTGCTAAATTGATTGCTGCTCTTAACAACGCTGTTATCAAAGGTCTTCAAGAGAAATTGGTTGTATATGTACCAGTAGCAACATGGCAGAATTTGAATGCTGACCAAGCTGCTCTACGTAGATATGACAGTTCTTATGGTGACAAAGCTAAAATGGGAGCATCTGAGATTGTATTCATCGGTCAATCTGGTGAAGTTGCAATTAAATCTCATCCTTTCTTAAAAGAGAATGAAGCATTTGCTATTCCTGTAGATAAGTATCGAAGGGTTGGAGCAAGTGAAATTACTTTTAAAACTCCCGGAAAAGGTGATGAAATTTTCCATCACCTAGAAAACAATTTCGGGTACGAGCTTCGTTGTATGTGTAACCAGGCATTGTTCCCTAGGTTAGTTTCTACTTCTGTTAAACTATATGGTTTTACAAACGAGTAATTAGATTAGCTAGATGGGTGGAGTAATCCACCCATTATTATAATGGAGTAATTATGAGTCATACATTTACATTGACATTAGCTAATCTGGACTCTGCGGAAATGGTAGGTGATCTTGTTGGAGAAAGATGGGAATTGACAAAGGTTATCAATCTTATTGGTGCGGTAGAATCGGGAGTATTAACAGCATCGGCATTAGTAAATGTTGATGATACAACTTACACGGTACTTGGCGTAGAATAAAGAGTATTAGCTAATACATTTTTGATATTGTGACAAGGGGAAGATTATATGCTTCCCCTTTTTTGTATAATTTAATAATCTCATCCTTTAAGCAGTAGAACTAAAAAATATGGAGATATTTAATGACCGTTAAACTAAGTATAAATGGTAAAAATTTTAATTATCCTTCTGTAAATGATGAAGAATGGGGTCCCGAGGCTACTAGTTGGGCGCAAGAGGTTACTATTCTTTTAGGAAATTTGGAACAATTAAATTATACAGGATTAACTTTTATTGGTCCAACTGGACCACAGGGTGTTACTGGTATTAAGGGTTTAAATGGCTTAAATGGAATACAAGGGTTGACTGGAGTACAAGGTTTAACTGGACTAATAGGACCCCAAGGAAATACTGGAGTAAGAGGAAATACTGGACCATTAGGATCAACAGGTGTGCAGGGTATTCAAGGTGATACAGGAATACGTGGTCAAACAGGAATACGTGGTCAAACAGGAATAGTTGGTCCAACTGGGATCCAGGGTATACAAGGTAATACTGGGGTAAAGGGAGCCACAGGGATGGCACCTGATAACCAAGGGACTACTGGGATCCAAGGTACTACAGGTATAAAGGGAGAAGATGGATTTTTAGGAGGTACAGGACCACAAGGGATCCAAGGAGAAACAGGGATACAGGGAGAGACTGGGATTCAAGGTCAAACTGGGATGGCACCTGATAACCAAGGGACTACTGGAGTAAGGGGAGAAACAGGGATCCAAGGTGAAACTGGAGTAAGAGGACATACAGGGATTCAAGGTGAAACTGGATTAACAGGAGTAACAGGGATTCAAGGAGAAACAGGGATCCAAGGAGAAACTGGAGTAAGAGGACATACAGGGATTCAAGGAGAAACAGGGATTCAAGGTGAGACTGGGATTCAAGGTGAGACTGGGGTAAGAGGACATACAGGGATTCAAGGAGAGACTGGATTAACAGGAGTAACAGGGATTCAAGGAGAAACAGGGATCCAGGGAGAGACTGGGATTCAAGGAGAAACTGGAGTAAGAGGACATACAGGGATTCAAGGAGAGACAGGAATACAGGGAGAAACAGGGATCCAGGGAGAGACTGGGATTCAAGGAGAAACAGGGATCCAGGGAGAGACTGGGATTCAAGGTGAAACAGGGATTCAAGGAGAGACTGGAGTAAGAGGACATACAGGGATCCAGGGAGAAACAGGTATTCAAGGAGAGACTGGAGTACAGGGGATTCAAGGTAATACAGGAGTAAGGGGTCATACTGGAGCAGGGATTCAAGGTGAGACAGGGGTAGTTGGACCAGTTGGACCACAGGGTGCTGCGGGTATGACTGGACTAGGAGGAGAAGGAGTAACTGGTCTTCAGGGTATGACTGGATTAATAGGAACAACAGGATTAGTTGGAACAACAGGTCTTACTGGAGTAACTGGGATTCAAGGTAAAACAGGGATTCAAGGTCAAACTGGGATGGCACCTGATAACCAAGGGACTACTGGAGTAAGAGGTCAAACAGGAATAGTTGGGGTCACTGGATTAATAGGAACAACAGGATTAGTTGGAACAACAGGTCTTACTGGAGTAACTGGGATTCAAGGTAAAACAGGGATTCAAGGTCAAACTGGGATGGCACCTGATAATCAAGGTACTACTGGAGTAAGAGGTCAAACAGGGATTCAAGGAGTCACTGGATTAATAGGACTCCGAGGTTATCAGGGGATGACTGGTTTACGGGGGATGACTGGACTCCGTGGAGTAACAGGAACTGGAGCAACAGGAACTGGAGCAACAGGATCTATAGGACTCCAAGGTTATCAGGGGATGACTGGTTTAGAGGGGATTCAAGGGGTCACTGGTTTAACTGGAGTTACAGGAATAGATATCGGTCCTAATTATATTGGAGAGACAGGAGTACAAGGGATTCAAGGTAATACAGGAGTAAGGGGTCATACTGGAGTAAGTGGTATCACAGGACCACAAGGTATCCAAGGTCAAACTGGAATCCAAGGGAATACTGGATTAATAGGGGTTACTGGGGTAAAGGGAGCCACGGGGATGGCACCTGATAACCAAGGTACTACTGGAATCCAAGGAGCTACAGGTGCAGGTATTCAAGGAGTAACAGGATTAATAGGGGTTACTGGGGTAAAGGGAGCCACGGGGATGGCACCTGATAATCAAGGTACTACTGGAATCCAAGGAGCTACAGGTGCAGGTATTCAAGGAGTAACAGGATTAGCTCCTACAGGAATAGCTTATTTATCAGTAGCTCAAACATTTACTGCTTCTCAAAGATGTGATGTAACAACATTAACCTCAGCCAGTGCTAGCATTGCTATAGATTTAGATGATAACAATAACTTTGAACATACTTTATGGGAAAACACTACATTAGCAGCACCATCTAATGCGACCGTAGGTCAATCCGGAGTAATCTATTTTGTTCAAGATGGTGATGGTGGGAATACTCTTGCTTTTAATAGTTTTTGGATGTTTCCGGGTGGTGTAACTCCTACAGTGGGATCGGCAGGAGCTGCTAAGAATTTATTTGTATATTATGTAGTTGATGAAACTTTTGCTATTTGTCAACTTTTAACTAATGCGAGTTAAGAATGTTAAATGCTGTAATGCTTTTTGGAAAACAGGAAACAACTTTAACTACAGATATAGCACATTACTATAAATTAGATGGGGATAGTACGGATGCTTATGCTTCTCTTGATGGCACCACAGAATCCGTTTCATATAACAGTTCTTATGGGGTAATAAATGAAGGTATCAATTTAAATGGTGCTTCTAATTTTATAAAACTCGGACAAACTACCACTGCAGTCTTTGATAGTACTACAACTGCTAGAAGTTATGCTGCTTGGATATATCCCACAGGTTCACAATATGGAAATATTTTTGCTACTACTCATGAAGGAGAAGTTTATTTTCAGGTATTTCCAGGCAGTGGAGCAGTAAGAGGTCGATTTTTAGCAAATATATCTGGTAGTTATGAAGTTATATATACTACCGTTAATGCTTTTCCATTAAATACTTGGGCACATTTTGTAGGTGTCTTTGATTTACCAAATCAAACTTGGACTCTATATAAAAATGGAGCTTATAACAATGGTGGGTCTATGACTGGATCAACTGTATCTAATACTAATTTATCAACAAGAATAGGTGCTAATGTCCAGGGTACTCCTGGAGAATTTTTTAAAGGGTATATAGATGAACTAGGTCTATGGAATAAGGCTTTGACTTTATCAGAAGTACAAGAACTATACTGGGCAGGAATTGGTAATCAATATCCTTTTACACAGGGTTAATATATGGATTTTTATATACGTTATTTTTATGGTGAAGCTGATGAAGGACTTGGAGCTAATGATCGTTCTACAGATGGAGGATTAGGTATTCAAAATCCCTTTGGAACTTATAGCATTATAGGAGTGGGATTTAATTTAATAAATCCTGGAGCAAATAGTGTTGTTTATACTATTTCTAATGGAAATTATTCAACTAATACCTCTTTCCCTCAAATCCCTATTCATCATTCTGTAACTAGCGGGGATTATATAAGAAGATATACAACGCCAGGAACTCCGCCTGCAGCTCCTTTTTCGGCTTTTTATTCTTCACCTAAATTTGAGGAATCCGCTGGGGGTTTTTTAAAAGGATGGTGGTATTCTAAGGGTTGGACTACAGGAACTTTAGCTACTTTTGAAGAAGAATTATGTGATTTTTTTTATACTATTACACAGGAACAACCTGCTAATATAGGAACTTTTGGAACTATTCCTTCAACAATGAATTTATATTTATTTGAATTATATTTAAGAGATTCAGAAGAAATATTATTTATACCTTTTTTTATTAAGGGAAATGATCCAGCTCGTGACAGAATATATACTGCTTCATTAATTCCTTAAGGAGACATATGGCTTTCACTTTTTATACAAAACAATGGATATGTGATTTTCAAGATTTAGAATCGTCTAAGAGATCTAGTAATGATATGTTAGAAGTAACTGCTGAGGATACAGTATCTGCAAGGAAATACATGCAGATATCCTTTAAAAGTAGATATTTCCAAGATGATGGTACCTCCTATATTTTTTCCCCTTGTGAGTTAGGAGCAGACCCTACTAGATATGATGAAGATTATTATTATGAAGGAATTACTTATAATCCTTCTCAATTATACAGAATACCCATGGTAGATCCTAAGTTTATAGCATTTGATAATGATAGATCTGGATATGATACTGCTTTTACTGGGGTACAGTGGTATGTAGCTGGATGGAGTAATCCAGAATCTAATTATGAGGATTGGATAGATAATCTAAAGGATAGCTATACGGCTGGAGGATTACAGCCTGAATCAGTAAATTTATATATATTTAAGATTGTAAATCTTAAATTTGATGGATCTTTCTCAACTAACCCTAGATATATCCCACTAATTTATATGGGTAATGATCCCAACGCATAATTTAATAATCTAAAGTACAATTGGAGGTACTTGTATGAAAGATATGGATAAAATTAGACTTCTTAAAGAAATCTTAGCTGATAAAGATTTGGTATCTAAAAAGATTCTTAAAGAGGAAGTAGAACCTAAAGGCATATTAGAAGTTTCTGCTGAAGGTGATTCCCCTGAAGATGCTAAACAAAAAATTCTAGATCAACTTCAAAAGGTAGATCTTCCTGATGAAGAAGAAATGGGAGAAGAAATGGAAGATGAATTTGATGAAGAAATGGAAGAAGAAGAATTTGATGATGAAATGGAAGAAGAATTTGATGAAGATATGCTTGATGAAGAAGATCAAGATGTTTTAGAGATGCTTCCAGAAAAATCCCGAGCAGAATTTAAGAAAAGACTTATTGAGAAAATTAAAAATTTATAATTAGGGAGTAACCATGGATCTTACTACCGCAGGTTTAATTGATGACATTCAATTAAACGCTCTCTTACCAGATGGTATGTATACCAATGCAGACATTATTTCATTTTTGAATGATGGTTTTTATTCTGAAGTACTTCCTTATATTATGAGGCATCGAGAAGATTTTTTTATCACTTATGCAGATTATTCTGCTGCAGCAACTATAAGTATTCCTACTGATGCTATTATGCAGAAATTAAAAGATGTGCAGCTAAAGAGGGGTACTTATACTTTTGAGAATCTTCCTCGTTTATCCATGGATGAAATTACTACACAAAATAGCAGACCTCTTGGATTTTACATTCAAGATAACTCTATAGTTTTTTATCCTAGGATTCCTGATTCAACAGTAAGATTGGTCTATTTTAAAAGACCTAATTATATGATTGATTCAGATGATGACACTGTTTACACAGTAACTTCCATAGTTGCTACAGATATCAATATAAATAAGGCACCTACGGTAGGATCAATTAATTTGACACTATCAAAATCTTATCAACCTTTTGATGTTGTGAATATGACGGGGACAGGATCTATTACTGGGACTAATCATATTGTTTTAAGTGAAGCTGATGCTGCTTTAGTTACTGTTGGGGATATTTTATGTCCTCAAGGTTATTGTGCTTTTCCTAAAGTACCCGTGGAACTAAGATCACTCTTAGCTCAATCTGCTGTTGTTGCAGCTATGATGAGTATGAAGGATAAAGACGGTTATAAGATAGCTAAAGAAAATTTGGAATCTTTGAAGATCACTTTATCTGGTCTTATCAGTCCCCGAATAGAAAATGAGGTGAAAAAGATAGTAAATACTAGTTCACCTTTATGGGGAAAAAGATCTAGGAGACATTGATGAGTCAAACCCTAAGTCTCAAAATTAAAGGATTGATTACTAATCCAAATACTATAAATCAAGATTTAATTGATGGTGCTCTCTCTTATGCTGATAACATTGTTATAAATAAAGATAATGTTGCTGAAAGTAGAAGAGGATTTGGAAAATATAATAACTACTTAAATTTAGATTCTGCTAATGGAGTAATTGGAAATATTTATTCCTATCAAGACACAATTCTAGTACATCATAGTAATCAAATTTCAAGAGATGTGGGTGGGGGTAGTTCTTGGACTGCATACACTGGAACATTTGTAAGTCCTTCTGCATATAAAATGCAAGGAGTAGAAGAAAACCAGAATTTATATGTTACTACTTCTTCTGGAGTAAAAAAATTAGATGCTGTAGATTCAGAGTTTTATAATGCTGGGGTAGTTCCTAGTTTAGATGGTTTTGGTAGTGCTTCTGGTGGAACAGGGTGGTTTACCGCGGGTACTGCAGTAGCCTACAGAATGGTGTGGACGAGAGAAGATGCAAATGAGAACTTAGTAATAGGAGCACCTTCAAGTAGATTTGTTGTTATTAATAACACCGGGTCATCAAGTAATGTTGCTTTAACATTTCTTATACCTAGTGAAATTACTACTAATCATAAATATCAGATTTATCGATCAAACATGACCGAGACGATTACTGATGAACCTACTGATGAACTCCAACTAGTTTTATCTGGTACTCCTTCCTCTGGTGAAGTAGCTGCTAATGAATTTACAATTTTGGATAATGTATCTGATACTTTAAAAGGTACTTTTCTTTATATATCTCCTAGTCAAGAGGGTGCTATAAATGCTAATTATGAACCCCCTCTTTGTAAGGATATGACCGTTTTTAAAGATCATATGTTTTATGCTAATACTCAGACAAAACATACTTTTAATATAACTTTGCTGGGTACTGGATCAGATGGTTTTGATGAAGAAGATACTATAACTATTGCAGATGTAGTTTATACTGCTAAAGCAACAGAGAATTCAGCTAGTGGATATTTTGAATTAGTAGACACTGGTTCTCCAGCGAGTGATATTGAAGCTACAGCACTTTCTCTAGTTAGAGTAATAAATAAGTATGATGCTAATACAAAAGTATATGCCTATTATATGTCTGGGTATGAAGATCTACCTGGTCAAATTATGCTTCAGGCTAGAAGTCTCGGAGATGATCAATATTATTTAACAAGTTCAAATGGAGATGCTTGGAATCCAACTTTACCTTCTTCAGGTACAACTGAAAGTTCTTCAAATGATGCTAAAGTAAATAGAATATACATTTCAAAAAATCAACAGCCTGAATCGGTGCCTCTACTTAACTATATTGATGTAGGGTCAGCGAATAAAGCTATTTTAAGAATATTAGATTTGAGAGAATCTTTATTTGTTTTCAAAGAGGATTCAATTTGGAAAATTTCTGGGGAGAATATAAATAACTTTAGAGCTACTTTACATGATAGTACCACAGCTTTAATAGCACCTGATTCAGCAGTACAGTTTAATAATACAATTTTCTGTATGTCTCTTCAGGGAGTCATTTCAGTAAGTGAATCAGGAGTAGCAGTAGTATCAAGAAATATTGAGCAAGAATTATTACAATTAATACAATTTGATAACTTTGCTACCACAACTTTTGGTGTTTCTTATGAGTCGGAACGAAGTTATATGTTATATTGTGTTAATGCTAATACTCATTCTTTCCCTGTGCAGAGCTATGTTTATAATTCTTTCACAAACACTTGGGTGCGACATACTTTCGCAGCTACAAGTGGTTTGGTCAATCCTACAAACGATAAACTTTACTTAGGTGGAAAAGAAACGGGTTATGAACAGTATTGGTTAATGCAGGAGAGAAAAACTTTTACTGTTAGAGACTTTGTAGATATTGATTATCAAATTGTTATTGAGTTAATTATTGGAGATAGTGGTACTTATAAAGTAGTTCAGGTAGATACAACTGATGATGTAGCTATTGGATACTGGTTAGTACAAACAGATGTTGCAACAGAGGAACAATCCCTAGGAAAAATAATTGATATAGATTATGATACTAAACAGCTTACTATTAATGTTACTAGTAGTAGAGAATTTGATAATAATCCTGTTAATACTTCCGTAATTTTCCAGCCAATTCAGGTAAAACTCAAATATGTTATGAACACTGCGGGGAATCCCGGAATGATCAAACAATTTAGAGAAGCTTTATTCTTTTTTAGAAATGATACTACTGCAGAATTGACAATAGGTTATGAAACTTCGTTAAGACCTGGATATGAGAGTACCTCTTCACAAATTTATAATATTGGATTGTGGGGTCAAAATAATTGGGGTAACACTCCTTGGGGTGGGACCGGTCCCACCTATTTTCAACCTTTAAGAGTAGGAATCCCTAGAAATAAACAGAGATGTGTTGGTATTAGTTTTTCTGTAGCATCTACAAGTAATATATATAGTCCATTTGCTTTATCAGGAGTATCTTCACAATTTGAACTGATTTCTGAAAGAGTTCCAATGAAAGGAAGGGAGGCAGGTCTTGGCTAAACTACCAACTGTTAAAGTTTTAATGAGAGAAGATTTTAAAGATGCTCCAGAGTGGATTACCGGATTACTCACTCCTCTTAACTCTTTTATGAGTAGTGTGTATTATGCTCTAGATAAAGATATTACTTTTCAAGAAAATATATCTGCAGCAATAAAAGAAATTAAATTTACTACTAGATCGGATTATTCTTCTGCAGATCCAAAAACTGACGGGTGGGTAATACAACAAGTTTATAATCCATTAAGAATTAAACCCAGTGGGGTACACATAGTTAGAGTAATTGATTTAACTGCTTATAGTGTGGTTACAGATCCAGTTACTTTATTTTGGGATTATCTTGATGGTTACATAAAAATAAAATATGTAACTGGATTAGCGGATAGTAATAAATATCAACTCAATTTACTGATTTTCTAGGAGATCACTCATGGCATATGAAGCTAATAAATTAGAAGAAGAAAAGGAAGAAGATGTTTTACAAGGTACAGAAGGTGAAGGTGTAAAACAGATTTCACAAACTGGAGATTATCTACAAGCTGGGGGTGGTGCCCAAGATGTAACTCAAACTGGAACTGGTCAAGCTGCTGCTCCTGCTGGGGGACAAGATGTTTCTACTCAGCAAAAGTACATGGAAGCGAACAAACAGAAAGCTTTAGAGTTAGCTGGTAAAACTGCTGGTGTTATATCTGGGGATATAACTGGAGCACAGGAGTCCCTGACCGGTGCTGGAGAAAAATATAAAAGTGCAGTTGGTGCTGGTACTACTAAATTAGATCAAGAGTTATATAAGAGAGCTACAGAATCATTAGTTGATCAACAAGCATATCAAACTGGTGCAGCAGAAGATTTCTTATCTGGTGTATACCAACCAGCTACTAAAGCTCAAGAATATGAAGATTGGTATGGTGCTAATTATCCTCAAACTGGTGAAGTTCCTGTTCAAGAACAAGATTATCAGAAACTATATGATGAATATGTAGCTGGGTTTACACCACAAGAAGAACTCTCCTATGCAGATGCATTTAAAAAACAATATAGTGCAGAATATGGTGGACCAACTGATATATATTCTCAAGATTATTATGCCCAAGCTTTAAGAGATACAGAAAAAGCTAAAAGGACAGCAGGACTAATCGGAGATATTACTGGTCGTCAAGAATTGTTGACCAGAACTTATGAAAACCCATCAGGAAGATTTTCTAAAGGTGCTCTAGCTTTAGATGAAGCTCTATTAACAGGAAATGAAGAAGCTTATGCTCAGCTACAAGCTGCTGCTGATGCTGGTCTTGGACTTGAAGGTCAGATTAAGGGTCTAGGAGAGATGTCTCAACAAGAATATGAGCAAGCATTAGAAACAACTAAAGCTACTAAAGAAGCAATGAGGAAACAGTTTGATCTAACAAAAGAAGAACAAGAGATAAGAGATTATACTTCCGAAGTCTCTGCTAAAGCTAAATCTGATTATGAAAGTTATTTAGATTATATTAATAAAACTTATGGTACTCAAGAAGGTATTTTAGCGAGTGGATCAAAATATTTTACGAATCCACAGGATTATCAGAATATTCAAGCTGCTAATGTTGCTTCTGCTGATGACTATGCTCGAATGAGAGCATTAGAAGAATTAACTGGAGGCATTGGTACCTTGACTCCTTTTTCTGAACAGGCTGGAAAATATAAAGATTATATAGATCCTGCTGCAGATTTTAATAAAGAAGCATTTCAAGTTGATGTAGCTAAAGCAAAAAAAGCTAGAGAAGATGCGGCAGCAGCGGAAGCTGCTAGATTAGCAGCGGTAGCTGCTGAAGAAGCAGCAAGAAAAGCTGAAGAAGAAGCTAAAAAGAAACAAAGTCAAGGAGTAATAATAGGAGCTGTTGCAGGTGGAGTAGTAGGTGGACCCGCAGGAGCAGTTGTAGGTGGGGCAATAGGTTATGTAGTAACCTGTTTCGATGGTGATTCAGAATTTAAGATGATGGATGGAAAATATAAGAAAATAAAAGATATTCAATTAGGGGATATTTTATTTGAAGGTGGACTGGTATACACTGTAAGTAAACATATCTTGGAAGATGTTCTTTATTCTTATCCAACTGATGAAGAAAACTCTTATATTTGGGTGACAGGAAAACATGCTGTTAAAGAAGATGGAGTCTGGAAGAGAATAGAAAATTCTAGAAAAGCATCGGTAGTATATGATCATAATGTAACAGAAGTTTATTCTTTATCATGTGAAAACCATGTGATGATTTCACATGGAGTTGTATTAGCTGATTATGATGAAGTACCTAATTCACAATCTTTAGATTTAAATCAATGTTTAACTGTTTTAAACCATGGAGAACTAAAGAGTGTTTGCTAAATATCTAAAAGAGACAAAAGAGTATGAGACTCTAGAGACTGAAGATGGAATATTTACTTATAGGATATATCCAGTATCACATATATTAGATATTGGTGATATGTATGTAAAACCGGATAAGCGTACTGGATTAGCTTTTAAAAAGATGTATGACAAGATTGGGGAAATAGGTATTGCTAATAAATGTGATAAGGTGACTTGTAATGTAGAAACTTATCAAACAAATCCAGAACGTGCTATGTACATGATGTTAAGAAACAGATTTAAGTATAGTCATTTTAATAACGGTGTAATCTACTTTTATCGTAAACTAATGGAGTAATAAAAATGGAAAATGAAATATCACCAGAAGAATATGCACAATTTACACAGATAGTATTAGATGTAGCTCCTGATATTTTAGAGCTTGTAGATGAAGAAGAAATTCCTCAAATTTATGATGAAATAAAAGCTAAGGATCCAACTATTACCATGGAACAATTAAAACAGATGGCTCCTCAAATGGCAGCAGCAATGAGGGAGAAATTTACACAAGGTCCTCAAGAAGCTCAAGAAGCTAACTTATCTGCTCTGAATAGTATCTCTCAAGGAGAGTAAAATGGGAATTTTCCAAACAGTAACTGATACACTAGGAATTACTGACTATGGTGGTCAGTCAGCTCAAATGGGGATGGCTCAAGCACAGTTTGCGGGCATGGAAATTCCTCAACTTTCTCCTTTAGAATTAGAGCGTTTAGTTTCTGCTGGAGAAATCACACCAGAATTTGCTGAAATCATAAAACTCCAAGGGAATGCTTATAAAGATATTTATGTAGACCCACGTTTAAAAGCTCAACAGATGGAAACTCTGGAAAGAATGAAAGAGCTATCCAAAACGGGGATGACTGCAGAAGATCGTGCGGATTTAGCAAGGATTGCACAAGAAGAAGGTGTAGCTGAAAGAGGATCAAGAGAAGCTATTATTCAGCAAGCTCAGATGCGAGGTGTATCTGGAAGTGGTTTGGAACAAGCACAAAAATTAATCAGTCAGCAAGAAGGTGCTTCTCGAAGAAGTGCTCGTGATACTGAAATTGCTGGGATTGCTGCTCAAAGAAAAATTCAGGCTTTGGAACAAGCAGGACAACTTGCGGGGAGTATAAGAAGTCAGGAATATGGGGAGCAAGCAAATATTGCTCAGGCACAGCAAATGTTGGAGCAATTTAATGTGCAGAATACACAAGCTCAGTTAGCTGAGAGGGCAAGAGCACAGAATGCTGCTAGAGAAGCTAATTTAAGAGCACGACAAGACCTCATGAATCAAAATGTTGGGTTATCTAATCAAGAAGCAATGCAAAGAAATCAGATGGCTCAGCAACAATTCAATAACCAAATGGCTATTGCTTCTGGTAGAGCAGGACAATATCAAGCTGGTGCTCAGATGATTGGTCAACAAAATCAAGTTGGCATGGGTGGAATGAGTGGATTGTTAGGAGCAGGAGCTATTATTGCAGCATCTGATGAAGATGTCAAGAAAGATATTAAAATGAATCCAGAAGAGATTGATGCTTTATTAGAAGATTTAACTGGATATTCTTTTAGGTATAAGGATGAAGATATTGAAAAAGGGATAGGTACTCCTGGAAAGAAAGTTGGAGTAATGGCACAGGATATAGAAGATATTCTTCCTGAAGCGGTAATGGATTTAAAGGGTGAGGAAGATAATTTAAAAGTATTAAATAATGCAGAGATATTACCTGCTGTTTTAGCAAGTGTTGGCAGATTAAATGACCGCTTGAAAAAGGTGGAGGAAAAATAATGAATAATTTTAGTATTGATCCAAAAATTCTTGAAGAACTTGAAAGACAAAAAATTTCAGAGCAACTTCAATCTGGTCAACAACTCGATTTACCTCAATTACAAGAACCTGATATGACAACTTCTACTCAGGAATTAATGTCTGCAGAGGATCCTTTCTCTGGTTGGGATGATGATGAGATTGGAGCTATGGAGAAGGGTGATGACGGTCTTTTATATGGCGAATTACCTGCAGATATAGGTACTAATAAAGATGCTAGAGAAAGGGTAATGGATGAGTATAAAGCGGATCTATTATCTAGAATATCTAAATCAAGAGATAAATTATCAGAAGCAGAAAAAGCTTATAAAAAATCACAGGAAGCAGGTGAAGGATGGCGTGGGGGTCTAGCTAAAGGGTTAGGAGCATTTGCTGATACCATGGCTGGTATGGCTGGTCAGAAAGGTGGTTATACTGCTCAAGCCATGGGAAGTATTAAAGACCAGAAAAAAGAAGGTAGAGAAGCTTATAAAGAAGCTTTAGCTTCAGAAGGTGAATACTTAAAAGAATATGATGCCATGGGAAAAAGAGAATTAGATTCCATGATTCTTAAAGATAAAATAGCTTCATCGAATCCGGAATCTAAAGAATCCGCCGCAGCTAGAGATTTTGCTAAGGAATTAGGACTTAATCTACCTGAAGATACAAATGCAATTCAAGCTAAAGTATATATAGATCAATTTTTGAAGAAGAAAAAATATGAGAGTGATGAAGATTGGAAACAAAGGAATTATGAACAAAGAGAAAGAGCTATTACTGGAAAACCATCAGAATTTGGAAAGAAAACTGAACAGAAACAAGCAGAAAGATACGCTGCAACACAAGAAGCTATTCCTCAAATTTCTAAGAATTTAGACAAGGTAGAAGATGCTCTTAATTCTCAATTAAAATATAGTAGGGAGTCTCTTGGTGGTACTGGTCCATTAGCTACTGGTTTTGGAATGAAGAAATATCTTTCTCAAGACGCTCAGAATTTAGAAGCTAAATTTAGGGATATTAATTTAAAGAACATGGTTTCAACTTTCTCTGGAATGAGTAAAGCAGTTGACTCGGATGCTGAAAGAAGGGCATGGGAATCAACCCAAGCTTCTTTATCGAATGATGACGAAGTAAACTTAAATATTTTAATGGGTGCTAAAAGTACCTTATTAAAAGATAGGGCAGTAGCTGAAGCACAGCAAGCTTATGTAGCTAAACATGGAAATCTTGATGGATTTGAGCAAGATAATCCTATTTTACAAGGCAAAGTAACTACTTTAGTTGATAAGAATGGGGAGATGCAATTAGTACCTAAAAATGAAGTAGCACAATTAGAAAAACAAGGTTTTAAGAAAGTAGATGATTATGTAGATTCAATGGTGAAGAATAATTATCAGAGACCCGCTCCACAAAGTATTGGAAGACCTATGTTAGAGGTTGGAACTGTTAAGAATGGATATAAATTTTTAGGAGGAGATCCTAAAGATAAAAATTCTTGGGAGAAGATTTAATGGAAGATAAAAAACCTTGGGAAGAAGATTGGAGTGCTTCGGCACCTCAAGCTGAATCCGAAAAAGCACCTTGGGAAGAAGATTGGGGCGGTGAGGAGATTTTACCAGAAGAACAAACTTCTAAAATAGAAGCAATTGCTGGAGGAATCTCTGAAGGTGGAATGGGAGGTTTTAGCAGTGAGCTTATGGGAGGTGCTAAAGCTTTAGCAGCAAAATTAGGATTAGCTGATAGTGAAACTAAATCTATTTTTGATAAGGATGTAAATTTAAAAGAGGAATATCAAGCTCAACGTGATAAACACCAAAAATATTTAGATTTATTAAAAAAAGAACATCCAGCTATTTCGACTGGTTCGGAAATAGCTGGAGCAATAGGAACTGGAGCAATTGGTAAGATACCTTTAATTCCTCGTGCGGTAGCTGAAGGTGCTGCTTTTGGATTAGGTACAAGTGAAGCTGATCTTACTAAAGGAGAGTTTAAAGAAGCTGCTAAAGATACAGCAAAAGGAGCTGCTATCGGAGGCATAACTGCAGGGGCTTTACACGGAGTTGGTAAGGGATATAATAAACTTATAAAGCCAAAAATGGCAGCTAGAGCACAAGAATCTGCTAAACGTGGAGCAACAGAACTATTAGATGCTACGCCTGGGGATATTACAAAACTTAAAAGAACTAAAGCTTTAGAAGATCTTCCTACATATTTAAAAGAAAAAGGTTTTACAGGTAATGTTAAAAAATTAAGTGATAAAGTTGCGGATTCCATGGAAGAAGCTGGTAAAACAATTGGAGAAGTAGCAGAAACTTATGATAACTATTTCTTAAGAATAGCAGATAAATTTAAAAAAGAAGGAAATGAAGGAGCTGCTGAGATATTTACCGGTTTTGATAAAAGTTTAAAAAAATTAAGTAAGTATGACTTTAATAAAGTTGCTAATGATTTAGAAAAAGATGTACTTGAAAAAATACAAGGAGTTCCTGGTTATAAGCCTCAAATAAAAAAAGTTAGTAACTATATAAAAGAATTGAGGGAAGCTGGGGAAGTAGATTCTCTTGGTAAATTAAATAACATAAGACAAGAACTAGATAAACTAGTTACTTGGGGAAAAGCTAAACCCTCCATTATGGATGATATTTATAAAACAGTAAGAAGGGATATTGTTTCTCATGTCAAAGACAAAATGCTTAAACATCTGGATGAGTTTCGATATGAGTTGAGAAAAAATGGAGTGCCTGATGAATTACTTGGTAAATTAGATAGTTCTGTTGAACGATTATCTAAAGCTAATCGTGAATACTTCATGGGTTCTAAAGTACAGGATTTAATAGATAAAGCTTCAGGAAAAGTGGTAAAACGTGGAGCAATCTCTAAAACGGATACTACTTTAGGTGCTCTAGGAGCTGCTGCTGGAATAGCTACAGGTAATCCTGCTATGTTACTTCCTATTGCTGCTAAAAAAGCATTTGACTATACCGCACCTCGTGCCGCTTTATATGCACCAGAAGCTTTAAAGAAAGTAGAGAAAGTCGGGGGAATGTTACAGAAAGGATTGGATACTTTACCCGTCAGACCTGCTGTCACTCAACAACTCACACAAGAAGTTATCTCTCCTCCTACATCCGAAGAAAAACCATGGGAAGCAGAAGATACTCCACAAACACCCTGGGAAGCAGCACGAGGAACTAAGTACGAACAAATATTTAAAAGTCAAGATCAAAAAGAAAATGCTGTAAATCATAAAATTCTAATGTCTAGAGACCCGGAATACAGAAAAAAATACATGAGGAAAGCTGAAGAAGATTAAAATATAGGAGCGATTTATGGATGATAAAGTGATAGATATGATTTTAAGCGATCTAAAAGAATTAAAACGAGATGTGAAAAGTTTAATCGCTCTCAAATATCAAATTTTTGGAATTGTGATTGGAGTATCTTTAATAGGAACATTTATTACTAATTTTTTTATCCATGCCTAGGTGGTAATAGACCGAAGAAAGAGAAATTCCATATTTATTACTAATTTGTTTTTTAGGAAGAATCTTTAAATCTTTTTTAAATTCCTTATTATTATGCATTTTCCAGGTCGTGAAAGTTTTTTGCTCTGTGTAAGGTTTTAAGGTTTCGAGAATTGTTTCTAAAATATCTCGATCCGTAAAGATATTTTTTACTTCGGTGCTGTTTTTAAAATGATTCTTAATAAGACTTTCAATTTCTCTTAATTCTTTTTTAGAACAATACATAGATACCTCCGTGTATCTATAAATTCTATATAGATTTAAAAGATTTGTCAAATTTAAAATAAGTACCTTTTTCAAGAAGAATTACTTCTTCT